TATACAGAGTTAAGTCTTAAAGAATGCAGCGTTTTAGCGACATCTACGGACCAGGGGTGTCAGGAGTACCGACCAGAGCGAGATAGTGCAACAGAGAGCCCCAAAACGGGCGGAGAGGGCGCATTATTAGATTATATGGCAAAGGTAGATTCAGGAGAGATAGCAAATGACTTACCATTTTAATTTTTACGGCTATGGCAGGATGGATTAAAAAAGGAATGATTGTAGTAAGCATGACGAATATTGACATACCTTTAACGGTGGAAGATTTCATCTATAAGAGTGGAGAATTTGTCGATAAAGAAGGTAATAAGTATCGTAAGAAATGTCTTATAGGAGTACAGTGTTATCGTTTCGATGAGAACAAAGTACGCATACATGAAAGGTTTCATAGCAAAGAGCTTGTTCCTCATGAGGTAGCTTTAAAAGGTATTATGGAAGCATATTCGTTTCATGCACGTGATGATAAATATAAATCGTATTGGGAATGAATGATCTGATATATCTAGAGGATGGCAAGGTAAAAGTTTCTGATAGTGCTATGCAGATACAGGAATTTAAAGACTTTAAGCGATATGATAGGTCTGCTAATGGTGTATTCTTTCAGAAGGCTATGAACTATATATTTTTTGTATATAAAGTTTTTGGTAGTAATAGAGAGAGTAAAAGCTATTTATCTAATCTGCCATTAAGCCAACGAAAGATTATTGCCACAAAGACACACTGCCAGCCTTATAGTTTATCCGATATGGAAGAAAGCAAGTACGTTAAGGCGTGTGTTGAGGCGTACTTGCTATATTCCAGAACACAGTCAGAGCGACTATTAGATGCGCTTAAAGAGGATTTAAATCGCTATATTGAGTATGTAGAGACTATTCCTCTGGAGATAAAGAAAACAGTAAATGTAGAAGTAAATTATAATGACAGCGAAGGAAATAGGAGAACTGATATTGTTCCGGTAGAAGTAGAGATTCCTAATGTAGAAGTACGTCTAAAAGGAGTAAAAGATGTGCAGACATATAGGGAGATGTATAGTAAGCTGGAACAACAAGCAGACAGAGATCAGAAAATTAAACAAACACAGTCAAGGCTCTTTGAAGATCCAAATGCAACAAAGATGATACATTTAGAGGGCTTTCCTGTGGCAGAAAAGTGAACGTAATGGTACTAACAGCAATCATTGAGACAGCCGTAGACAGCATGTCAGGCAGCATTAATCAATACGGTTTTATATCAGTAGCAATGGCCGTATTTCTTCTTGTGACTATTTGGTTATTTCTTGGTACAAACAAGAGGTATAATCGTATGTTTGAACAGGTTCTTCATGCTAATGAGAAGAAAACAGATGACATAAATAAAAGTATGCAGGACTTAATTCAGCGCATGACAGAAGTATTGACGATAGTAAAAGAAAATCAGGAAGGTATTACAGAGAGAGCGAAACATGCGCAAACATATACCGGAGCGATGAAGATCATCAAAAACTATCTTAATGCAACAAAGCTGGAAATAATAAAATATACAAACAAGATTATAGAGAAAAATTGTATTGATAATACAGCGATAGTGCGTAAGAAGATTGATGCCATGATTAGGGGTATTCAAAAGAAGCGTTCGATTGACCTAAGAGAGTTTACCTATTCAGATATATGTTTCAGTGACATTATACCAGTAATAAATCTTAATGATTCTGATATGATCACAGCATATGTACAGAGTAAGGACAGAAACCTCGACAAGTTTATCGGTGAGCTTGATGCAATATATAACGATGTACTTAATGAAGTAGAAGCAAGATTTTTAGCCAGTGGAGGAAACTAAGTTAACATATCTCGGAGATGTCTTATCCTCTCACCCTGAATGGGTTCCGGATTGGAATAATGATTGTCGTACCAATGATTTCGTTGATACACGACGTTTCTCGCCTGTTATCTATGATGAACGTGAGGCTATGCCAGATAGGAATAATCCCGAATATGATGCTTGGTGGCTGGAACAATATAAGAGATGCATCATGGGCTATGTAGTGCCTAAAGCAACTCGCAGAGGGCACGATATATGGATACCAGGAAGATATTATTTCTATCTTAACTTTTGGAAGATACAGGCAAAGCTGGAGGGTGTTAATAGAAAGGGCTTACGTAATCCACGCTTTACAAGTTTAGACTATTTTAAAGCCATGAGCATTGAGGTAATGTTCTTTGAGCGTGTAGATCAAGCTTATGGTAAGGCTAGGCAGAAAGGGTTCAGTGAGTTTATAGCAAGTAATGTCGCATATAATTTCATCTTTATACCATATAGCATCAATGTTATTGTTGCTGGTGTTTCTGATTATTCAGAGCACACTATGGAGAATGTCACACGTGGGTTAGATGATCTTGCCTCAACAGAGTTTTATAAAAGACGATCACCAGACAGAGCTTCATTTAAAAGAGCAATGTACGTAGAAAAGATAGAAGATGTAGACGAATATGGTGTAGGTATGGGCACATATACTACAATGCTTAAAGGCTATGGTTCAGAGATATATTGCTTAACGGCAAAAGATAATACGCAGGCGGTTTCTCGTCTTACACCATTTTTCATCGTATATGAAGAAATAGGTAAATGGAAGAAAGGCAGTCTTATAGAAACAATTGAATTTGTTGCACCATCACTAAGGGCAGAGGGTGAAAAGACAGGCTATCAGGTGATGATAGGTACCGGTGGTGATATTGAAGAATCAGTAGCGGATGTACAGAAGATAATGTATAACCCCGCAGCATATGGAATAAAAGCATACAAGAATATTTTTGAGGAGGATTTATCTGTTACAACAGGTGAGGTAGGATTTTTTATTCCTGGATATTTATTCGAGATAATAGATGATGATGGTAATAGTCTTATTGCTGAATCAATAGCATCTATTCTCAAAGACAGGGAAAACAAGTCTAACGAGCAACAGTATAGAGCAGCTACACAAAAGCCACTGTATCTCTCAGAGATGTTTATGGTGGCATCGGGTGGTTACTTTGGCAGGGATATAGCAGCACGCCTTAATGACAGAAAGAGGTTTATTCTTAACCATAAGGAGTTGCAAGTAATATCACGTTATAATATTGAATGGATAGATCATTTAGATTGGAGTAAGGGTGTACGTGTAGAGCCTGATGAGGATGGTGTATTCATTATAATAGAGCATCCGCAAAAGGATGAAGGGGGAAAGCATTATATCAATCTTTATAATGCAGCTACAGACTCTTACGATAAGTCAGAAAGTGAGACATCAGAATCAAAGGGGTCGTGTACTATATGGAAGAATTATCTTAATGCTAATAGTACATATCGTTTTTGGGTGGCACGTCTTACACAAAGACCGACAGAAGAGGAGGGAGGTTCTCCGAAGTTTTATGAGAATACAATAAAGCTATGTGTGTATTATGGCTATTGTCAAAACCTGATAGAATATTCCAATGTCTTGATATTTGACTATTATAAACGTTGGGGTATGGAGTATCTGTTAAAGGAAAGACCGTCATTAGTGATATCACAGTATGTCAACGATCCAAAGGCTCATCAACGTTATGGTGTAGAGCAATCCTTTATACCGCATGCATTAAAGATGCTCAAAGAGGAGTTCAGAGCTGATGATTATGCTTTAATACATAGGTTATACGATATAGAGATGATAGAGAAATTTATAGCTTTTCGTACGACAGATGGTTACAACTGCGATATAACAATAGGGTGTGCCTTGAACATAGCGGCAGCAACAGAGGATAGGGAGCTTGATGTATATCGGGAAGAGGAAGAAGAAGATAGTGAAGATTTTGGTGGCTATACCATAGGGGTAAGCAATATAATAAGTAGATTATGATAAATACATATCAATTAATACCGGAAGAAGATAAGGGTATAGGCTGGATTAAACGTACAGCTTTTGAAATTATCCAGGAAGCACAGACGGCTTTTGTAAAAGACTTAGAAAATCTGAAAAAGCTATGGGATGTGTATAATGGCAACTTTGATGCTAAAGTATATG